CGGAAGCCGATCCCACAGAGCCAAAGGACGAGGCCGCCGCCGAACCTGAAAGCCGCACCTACCAAGCCGAACTCAGCGACCCCGGCTGCCCCGACCGCATGGAGGTTTTCGGCGCGGAGGACGATGCCGACGCCCTGCGGCAGGCCTACGAATACTGCGAGGGCGAGGTTCTCTTGCTGGAACTTTTCGAGTTGGATGACGATTACAACATCATCCGCCCGGTGGAGATTGCGCCGCGAACCGGCCGACTGACCATTGAGATGCCGCTCGGCAATTTCACGCCGGAGAAGCTCGACAACCTCGCAAATATGGTTGCGGCGAGGGAGTTCTTGCTTCGGAAAGCTTTGGGCACGGACGACCTCGCCATACGCGTTACGGACGACACCATCAAGTTCCCCTGGTTCCGCAGCCTTGAGCCGGAGGCGGTCAACGCCTACTCGGTTTTCATCGAGCGGCTGTGCAAAACGGCGCTGGAGAAAAAACGCGTCACCGCCAAAGAACGGCCTGTGGAGAATATGAAATTTTCCATGCGGGTCTGGCTTATCGGGCTCGGCATGGTGGGGCCGGAGTTCAAGAGCGTCCGCCGTGTTCTTCTAAAAAATCTGCCCGGCAACTCGGCGTTCAAAAACGGCGCGCCGCCGAAAGCAAATGAAAACGAAGCAACGAGCGACGAATAGCAATTACGCCGTCAAAAATATTCGGTTTGTTCCTCCGCCGCCCGAATAAAATCTATATCCAAAGCGCTGCTTCGGCGGCGCTTTTTCATTTGAAAGGAAGTCTGCAATGAATACAGTAAAACCCAAATTACACGTGGTTTCCCTCTCTGGCGGGAAAGACTCAACGGCCATGCTTTTGATGATGGCCGAGCGGAAAATGCCCATCGACATCATCCTTTTTTGCGACACGACGGTCGAATTCCCGGCTATGCACGACCACCTCGACAAGCTCGAAAAGCACGTCGGAATCCCCATCACACGGATAAAAGCTGACAAATCCTTCGCGTATTACCTGCTCGAACATAAAGTGGCCGTCCGCAACGGCAACCCGGGCCGCGCCGGTTATGGTTGGGCGGGGCCGCGGATGCGCTGGTGCACCTCGAGACTGAAAACGGACGTCATAAACGCTTATCTGAGGCCGCTCAAAAAGGAATACGACATCGTTCAGTATGTCGGCATCGCCGCCGACGAGCTGGGGCGGGTCAAGGACAAAAATTACCCGCTGGTGGATTGGGGCGTGACAGAGAAACAGGCGTTGGAGTATTGCTACGTGCGGGGCTTCGACTTCGGCGGGCTGTACGAGTTGTTTGACCGGGTCTCGTGTTGGTGTTGCCCCCTGCAGGGACTCGCCGAGCTTCGGGCGTTGCGGACGAATTTCCCCGAGCTTTGGGTGCAGCTTTTGGAGTGGGATCGGCGTTCATGGCGCAAGTTCCGCGCGGATTATTCCGTTGAAGAATTGGAGCGGCGGTTTGCTTTTGAGGAGGAGCGGGGCGCGGCGGGGCTGTCCATCAGCAACCGGGATTTTTTCAGGGAACTCAAGGCGATGCTGGGAAAATAGCCGCTGATTTTTTTGAACGTGAGCCGCTGAAATTTGCACAATGCAGCGGCTCATGTGTTTATCATGTTTGTTGAAATTATTCTTAAAAAGAAGTTGATATAATTCGAATTCAGAGTTATACTGTGCGTACACCAACAGGAACACAACAATTTTTCGGGAGGAAACGAACATGAACGACAAACAATGGAAGCAGATTCAGGAGCAGCTGCCGCAGGGCGCGAAAATCCTCCGCTCCTACCGCGCCTTCGAGGGCGACGTCCGGGTGATCGCCCGGCTGCCCGGCGAGGACTTCGAAACCCGATACAGTATCAAATGGGATCATGAAAACGACTGCCCGCGCATCGAATTGATGCCGTGATATTCCACAGTTCGGTGTTCATCGGCGGCAAGGCTCCGGCAGCGGGGTCTTGCCGTTTTTATAAAATGTACAAATATAATGCTAAATTCACACAAAACATTGTTCTAATTATGATTAAAAAGAAGTTGCTATTATTCTGATTTAGAGTTATACTGTGTGTAGCGAAGGACACACGAAACAAAAAATAACCAAAAAACGGAGGAAAAAACAATGTGGTCAACCGGAACGATTTGGATGAACGAAGGAAAGACGGGCTACGATTACCAGGTCAAGCATTACGAGGAACCGAGCGAGGAGTTCGGTTTGGATGGGGGAAAAATTAGTAAGATGCACATCAAAAAGCACGGCGACCATTGGGGAAACGCCCTTGTTTCCTACGAACGCAGCTGGGACAGGCATTGCCCGAACGAGTACGAAATCAAAGCGGTTTACGCCATTTTGATTGAGAAATACAACTGAGGAGGAAGACGAAATGGATTTGATCATGAAAGCCCTGCGGCTCCACACCCTGCGCGGCGACATCCAGCAGCTTGGCATGGAAACCGGCTACAACAAACGCGGCATCCGGGGCATCCTTTTTGAGCGGTACGTATGCGGCATGGAAACCCCAATCACCAAGGACGAATTCGACAGCGTTTTAACCGAGGAGTACGCCAAGGTCAAGGCCTGGCGGGCAAAAAGGCAAGGCAACTGACGTCGCGAACAACAGAGGATCGCCCTTCGGGGCTGTTCCTCGTAACATATTTTTTCAAGGCTTCTTCGGAGGTCTTTTTTCTTTTGCCCATTTTTGTGAAAGGATGAGCTTCATGTCAGACTTCAACTACACCCCGACAAAATTGATGCTCCCGACCTCGCGCTACGACCGGCTCCGGGCCGACTTCGCCGTCAGCTTCATCCAAATGCTCAGGCACACCACGGGCGAGTGGCATGGCAAACCCTTCCATCTCATGCCGTGGCAGGAGCAGATCATCCGCGACCTGTTCGGCGTCGTGAACGCTGACGGCTATCGCCAGTTCCGCACGGCCTACGTGGAGATCGGCAAGAAAAACGGCAAGTCCGAGCTGGCCGCGGCCATCGCGCTGTATCTCCTGTTCGCGGACGGCGAGGCGGGAGCCGAGGTTTACAGCTGCGCCGCCGACATCAATCAGGCGTCAATCGTGTTCAACACGGCCAAGGCGATGGTCGAGCAATGCGGCGGGCTGTCGCGGATTTCCAAGCTCGTGCCGTCCACCAAGCGCATCATTTTTCCGCACACGAACAGCTTCTACCGGGTGCTGTCGAGCGAGACGAAATCCAAGCAGGGCTTCAATGTGAGCGGCCTGATCTTCGACGAGCTTTTCGCCCAGCAGACCCGCGACCTCTTCGACACCATGACCAAGTACACCGGCGACGCCCGCCGGCAGCCGCTGTATTTTTTGATCACAACCGCCGGCCGCGACAAGACTTCGATCTGCTACGAGATACACTGCAAGGCTCTCGCGGTGCTGGACGGCTCAAAAATCGACCCGACTTTTTACCCCGCAGTGTTCGGCATCGGGGACGGCGACGACTGGAACGACGAGGCCGTCTGGCGGCGCGTGAATCCGTCGATTGGCGTGACGATTCCTTACGAAACGGTCAAGGCCGCCTACGAACAGGCGCGGCAGAATCCCGCCGAGGAGATGCATTTCCGGCAGTTCCGGCTCAACGAGTGGTGCAACGCCGACGTGCGCTGGATGCCGATGGACCGCTGGGAGGCCTGCGGCAGTGAACAGCGAACAACGAACAGTGAACAGTGGGTTGAATTTGAAAAATCAATGGAAGGGCGGGAGTGTTATTGTGGTTTGGATTTGTCGTCTACCACGGATTTGACCTCGCTGGTGCTGGTGTTTCCGCCGACCGGCGATGATGAAAAATATACGGTTCTGCCGTTTTTCTGGCTGCCGGAGGACGTGATCGACCTGCGCGCCCGGCGCGACCACGTGCCCTACGCCGTCTGGAGAAAGCGGCGGCTGTTCAACACCACCGAGGGCAACGTCGTGGACTACGATCACATCGTCGCCTTTATTGCCAAGCTGTCGGAGCGTTTCCGCATCCGCGAGATCGCCTATGACCGCTACGGCGCGGAGAAAATCCGCCGCGATTTGGAAGAGCTTGGGGCTGAAAACGGCTTCACGGTGTTCCCCTTCGGGCAGGGTTTTGTGAGCATGTCGCCGCCGTCAAAGGACTTTTATCAGTTCGTGATGGAGGGAAAAATTCGCCACGGAAATCATCCCGTGCTCGACTGGAACATCGGCAACGTGATTGTCGACGAGGACCCGGCGGGCAACATCAAACCCAACAAGCGCAAGTCCACGGAGAAGATCGACGGGGCTGTGGCGCTGATCATGGGGTTGGCGCGGGCGACGCTGCAGGCCGCCGTTCCCGCCGAAAGCGTATATGACCGGGAGGATCGGGGGTTGCTTATTTTGTGAACCGCATCACGGTTCGCCGCGGCGATGAATATGCCGGTACTCGTTCAGCTTCATACGGTCTTTGATCTCAAGGCCGCGCTCCCCGGACAGGGACTCCAGATGGTGTGTAAATTCATGCAACAGCGTCTCCTGCAGTTTTTCGCGCAGGACGTCCTCCGGCGCGCCGCCATGCACCCGCATGAAAGAGCCGTAATAGATGCAGATGTGCCGCCCCATCTCACGGCTGTTATGGTACTGCCCCATGATGTACAGGTCGCCCAAGCCCTGGGGATGCGGCTTGCATTCCTCGAGCAGGATCACGCCGCCGTTCAGGTATTTGAAAAATTCGTCGGGGATTTCGTCGGCGATATCATTCAGCATCTGCTCGACGTCGTCAATTGTGTACATGCGGCGTCACCTCCCGCATCTATCGTATCACATTTCAGGGAATATATCAAATAAAATTCGAGGAGGTTAGTAATGGGCATCATCAAATCCATGTTCCGCTCCCGCGACAAACCCAAGAACCAGCTGGGCGGCGCACAGTTTTTATTCGGCGGCACGGCATCAGGCAAGGCCGTCAACGAGCGCACGGCCATGACGGTGACTGCCGTCTATGCGTGTGTTCGCATTCTGGCCGAGGCCATCGCCGGGCTGCCGCTGCACGTCTACAAATACAAGCCCGGCGGCGGCAAAGAACGAGTTCCCGATCACACGCTGTTTCGGTTGCTCCACGACGCGCCCAATCAGGAAATGACTTCGTTTGTGTGGCGCGAAACGCTCATGAGCCATCTTTTGCTATGGGGCAACGCCTACGCCCAGATCATCCGCGACGGGCGCGGCCGCGTGTTGGCGCTCTACCCGCTGCTGCCAAACAAAATGTCCGTTGACCGCGACAAGAACACAGGCCGCATTTTCTATGCTTACAAAAAGGACGCGGGCGAACCGGCCATGCTGTTTAAGGAAGACGTGCTGCACATTCCCGGCCTCGGGTTCGATGGGCTGGTCGGCTATTCGCCAATCGCGATGGCAAAAAACGCCGTTGGACTTGCGCTCGCGACCGAGGAGTACGGGGCGGCATTCTTTCAGAACGGCGCGAACCCCGGCGGCGTACTCGAAACGCCCGGCGTGATCAAAGACCCCAAGCGCCTGCGCGACAGCTGGAACGCGGGACACCAGGGCAGCGGCAACGCCCACCGCATAGCCGTTTTGGAGGACGGCGTCAAGTTTCACGCAATCGGAATACCGCCAAATGAAGCCCAGTTTTTGGAAACACGCAAGTTTCAGATCAACGAGATTGCCCGCATCTTCCGCGTCCCGCCGCATATGCTGGCCGACCTTGAACGCGCGACCTTCTCGAACATCGAGCATATGTCGCTGGAATTCGTGAAGTTCACACTCGACCCATGGGTAGTCCGCTGGGAGCAGTCCCTGCAGCAATCGCTTCTGCTTCCGTCTGAAAAGGCGGATTTTTTTATACGGTTCAACGTGGACGGTTTGCTGCGGGGCGATTACCAGTCGCGGATGCAGGGGTACGCCACCGGGCGGCAGAACGGCTGGCTGTCGGCCAACGACATACGGGCACTTGAATCCATGAACCGTATTCCCGAGGACGAGGGCGGCGACGCCTATCTTGTGAACGGGAATATGATTTCGATTGTTTCCGCTATGTCCGCCGGCGCAAACAAATCAAAGGAGGAATCCGCCAATGCGCAAGAATAACCATTTCTATAACTTCGCCCGCGATTCGGACGGCGGGCGCGAGCTTTACATCGACGGCGACATCGCCGATCATCTGTGGTTTGGCGACGAATGCACGCCGGGGCAATTCCGCAAGGAGCTGTTTTCAGGCGACGGCGCTATAACCCTGTGGATCAACTCGGGCGGCGGCGACTGCATTGCCGCGTCTCAGATTTACACGATGCTGATGGACTACAAAGGCGACGTGACCGTGAAAATTTATGGGATGTGCGCCAGCGCCGCCAGCGTGATAGCGATGGCCGGGACGAAGGTTCTCATGTCACCCACCGCGCTGATGCTCATCCACAACCCTTGGACGATCGCGGTCGGCGACAAGGCCGAGATGCAAAAGGCCGGCGCGCTTTTAGATGAGGTCAAGGAGTCCATCATAAATTCGTATGAGATCAAGACCGGGTTGTCCCGCGCCAAGCTCAGTCATCTTATGGACGACGAAACACCGATGAATGTCAACAAGGCGATCGCGCTCGGCTTTGCGGACGGGATAATTGTTGACGAAAAAAAGCAGTTCCAAGAGTCCGAATCCGCGCCGCTGCCCGGCAATTCCGTTGACAGCCTTATGTCGAGATTGCGGCTTATACCACGCTAATTTTACGCTGATATTTAAATTTGTAGGAGGAAATTTTCTGATGAGCAACATTTTAGAACTGCGCGAAAAACGCGCCAAAGCATGGGACGCGGCCAAAGCGTTCCTTGATTCCAAGCGCGGCGGCAGCGGGCTTCTGTCCGCCGAGGACGCCGCGGCATACGACCGCATGGAGGCCGACGTCGTCGCTTTAGGCAAGGAGATCGAACGGCTTGAGCGTCAGGCCGCGATGGACGCGGAGCTGGCAAAGGCGACGAGCAGCCCCATCACCAACACGCCCGCTGGCGCGCCCGCCGAGGAAAAAACGGGACGCGCTTCAGCCGGATACACAAAGGCGTTTTGGAACGCCATGCGCGGCAGGGTTTCGCCCGAAATTCAAAACGCCCTTCAGACCGGCGTGGACACTCAGGGCGGGTTTCTTGTGCCGGAAGAGTTCGAAGCCCGCTTGATTGAGACGGCCGCCGAGCGCAATATCATGCGCGCGCTCGGCACGGTCATCACCACCGGCGGCGACCGCAAGCTCCCCGTGGCTTCCGGCAAGGGAACCTCGTCTTGGATTGAGGAGGAGGGAGAAATTCCCGAAAGCGACAATAGCTTCGGTCAGGTCACCTTAAGCGCGTACAAGCTGGCGACTGCCATCAAGGTATCGGACGAGCTGCTCAACGACAGCGTCTTCGACCTCGAAAGCTACATCGCCAAATCCCTAGGCGAGCGCATCGCCGAAAAGGAGGACGAGGCGTTCATCATCGGCAACGGCACTGGCAAGCCCACGGGGATTTTCAACGCCACCGGCGGCGGGCAGGTCGGCGTGACCACGGCGAGCGCGACGGCCATCACTTTGGACGAAATTTTGGACTTGTTCTACAGCCTCAAGTCCGCCTACCGCCCAAACTCCGCGTTCCTCATGAACGAGGCGACGGTTAAGGCGCTACGCAAGCTCAAGGACGGCAACCAGCAATACCTGTGGCAGCCGTCCGTGAAAGAGGGCGAGCCCGACAAAATCTTAGGCCGCCCGATCCACACGTCCTTCTTCGCGCCCGTTGCTGCGGCCGGGAACAAAACCATCGCTTTCGGGGACTTCAGTTTTTACTGGATCGCTGACCGCGAGGGGCGCAGCTTCAAGCGGCTGGACGAGCTGTACGCCCGAAACGGGCAGGTTGGCTTCATGGCGTATCAGCGCGTGGACGGCAAGCTCATCCTCCCGGAGGCCGTGAAAATTCTCCAGCAGAAAAGCAGTTAGCGGTTAGGAGCTTTGAATGGACAGTCTGTTATTCGACGTGAAAGCGAATTTAATCCTTGAACACGACCAGGATGATCCGCTTTTGCAAAATTACATCGCCGCCGCGCTGTCGTATGCCGAAAGCTATCAGCACCGCGACGAGGGATTCTACTCCGCGCTGCCGATCCCGGCGACGACGCGTCAGGCGGTGATCATGCTTGCTTCGCATTTTTATGAGTCGCGGGACGGTAGCACGGCGGGGTTCTTCGGCGACAATGTTCAGGCCGGGCGGCAGGTGTGGGATACCGTGAATATGCTGCTCCGGCTGGACCGGGATTGGGGGCGGGCGGTTTGAGCTTCGGCAGGATGAACACCTCTGTTCAGATCTTTCGCCCCGTCCACACAAAAGACACAGACGGTTTCGCAACGACTGACGAAACCGTCCTCGCTTGCGTCCGCGCATACTTCGAGCAGCGGCACGGCAATGTCAGATGGGCGAACCGCGCGGCGTTCAGTGAGGCCACCGCCCTGTTCCGCTTTCGGGTGATCCCCGGCGTCGCCGTGCAGCCCCTATACGTATTAGTATGCGCGGCGGGGCGGTTCGAGGTGTTAAGCGTTGAGGTGATTCGTGACAGATATGTCGAACTTTTGGCAAAGGAGGTTGAACCGGTTGGCAACCATGAAGACCGTTTTCCCTGACGATTTGGTCAGCAAGCTTTCGCAGCTCGGCGACAAAACCGACGCCATCTGCGAAAAAGTTTTGCAGGCCGGAGCGGAGGTCGTGGAGGCTCGCGTCGCGTCCAATTTGCGGGATTCCGTCGGCAAGGTGAACGACCCGGCCAAATGCCCGTCCCGTTCCACCGGCGAGCTGGCCGACGCGTTGGGCGTGTCGCCTGTCAAAATCGACAGGCAGGGCAATTCAAACATCAAAATCGGGTTCAGGGAGCCTCGGCGCGACGGCGGCAGCAATGCCAAAATCGCAAATATATTGGAGTACGGCAAGCATGGTCAGCCGCCGCGCCCCTTCCTCAAGTCGGCGAAAACCGCCAGTCGTAAACCGGCGACGGAGGCAATGGTCGCCAAGTTCGAGGAGGAGATCGGAAATTTATGAGCATCTTGGCCGAGCTTGACACCCTCGTCACGGGGCTGGGTTTGCCGGTTGAAACCGGCGTTTTCAGCGGCTCCGCGCCTGCGGAATACGTGGTCGTCACACCGCTTTCGGATGCCTTCGCGCTGCACTGCGACAACCGCCCGGAATTTGATGTGCAGGAGGCGCGGCTGTCACTCTACAGCAAAGGAAATTATTTAGCGGCCAAGGGTTGGCTCGTGAAAGCCTTGATACAGGCCGGTTTCACCATCACCGACCGCCGTTACATTGGCCGCGAGGACGATACCGGATACTTTCATTATTCCGTAGACGCACAAAAATCGTACAGATGGGAGTGATATATTTTGGCAACAATCGGCATGGATATGCTGCATTACGCAAAAATTACCGAGGATACCCAAGGCAACGAGACCTACGGTACGCCGCAGATTTTGGCAAAGGCCATCAAAGCCGACCTGTCAATTGAGTTGGCGGAGGCGACCCTGTTCGCTGATGACGCGGCGGCGCACGTCATAAAAACCTTCAAAAGCGGCAAGCTTTCCCTTGGCGTGGAGGACATCGGCGTGACCGCCGCCGCGGACCTCACCGGGGCGGTTGTGGATGACAACGGCGTGCTCGTTTCGTCCGGCGAGGACGACGGATGCCTTGCGGCGATTGGGTTTCGCGCCCTCAAGCCGAACAATAAATACAGGTACTTTTGGTGCTATCGCTGCAAATTCGCGGCGCCGCCGACCAATTTGCAGACCAAGGGAGATTCCATACAATTCCAAACGCCCACAATTGAGGCAACGCTTATGCGCCGAAACAAGCCCGACGCGAAGGACAATCATCCTTGGAAAAGCGAGGCCACGGAGGGCGATCCGGGCGTGGACGCGAGCGTGATCAAGGACTGGTACAAGCAGGTTTATGAGCCTGCATTTGCTGTTAATCCTTAATTAAGGATTATCCATCTAATTCCGCACATCGGATAATTCCGAAAATGCGGCAAAAAAGCCTGTGTTCATAGTAAAATCTCCTTAATGTTCGGAATAATATTCTCTTCGTTGCAGATACTAACGCTGAAACGGAGGGAAGCCGAATGGAGTCCAAATTAATAGGAGCCAGCGTTAAATCCGTTGCACGTGAGATTGCATTGTATTTTGTAGACCGTAATTTCTGTCTTTCTTCGCTGAAAAGATATGAGTCAGCCTTCCATGGTATGTTGAGGTTTTATGAAGAGCAAGGCGAGACTGAATATTCGCTCGAAACAACAAAAGCATATCTGTTGGAGAAGCGCGAGCTTTACGACAATGGCGAAATTGTGTATATCACGTTCAGCTACTTCAGAAAATTCTGCGATATGGCTGACAGATATTATCTAACCGGCGAGATTATCAGAAAACAATTGCTGCCGCCCGCCCGACGCGAACCGTCTGCCAAGTGGGGAGAGTTGATTGAAAATTTCGTTGCATCATGCGAAGCTGAAAACTACGCCAAAAGCACCACCAATTCCTTTAGACTGAGCATGCGCAAATTCCTGTTGCACTGTGATGACATCAGTATAATTGATCTGTCTTGCTTGACGCATCAAAATATATCGGAATACATCATGCGCATGGCGGAAAAGCGGATGAAAACAATTCGCCAAGAAGTTATCTTGCTTCGCAAAGTGTTGACGTTCCTTGCCTCATGCAATTTAATCAATCCCGCGATCTGTGACGCAGCGCAATTGAAAATACCAGCGTATGAAAGAGTGCTGCACGGATTTACAGAACAGGAATCTGCCGCGATGATAGCGGAAACCGATGCAAATAATCATCTTGGCAGGCGTGATTATGCAATAATGTTACTCGCAAAGACGACAGGGCTGCGTGCATCAGATATAAAATCCCTTCGATTGTCCGACATCAACTGGCGCACATCAGAAATCGGCCTTGTGCAGAGCAAAACCGGCAATAGAATCACAGTTCCAATGTTAGGCACCGTCGGAAACGCGATCGCTGATTACATCTTACGCTCACGACCTGAATCCGACTCGGACTATGTGTTCCTGCGTGCGGTTCACCCACACGAGCAGATGCTTGACCCGCTAGACATTATTCAAAAATATGCGATAAAAGCTGGTGTTGAGCCGCGCGATGAGCGTCCAATTGGTTATCATGGCTTTCGGAGGCAACGTGGAGTTTCATTGCTGGAATCTGAAATATCTGTGTCCACAATTCGTGAAATATTGGGACACGCTGACCCGAACTCCGTCCGGCGGTATATTGGGCTTGACATAACACATCTTTTAATCTGTGCTATGCCGATGGCTCAGTACAAACCAGGCAGGAGGCGACCGCTATGACAGAACAGTTTAGAAGTGTGTTTTCCACAAAACTTTACGAATATCTTCGTCAAAAGCGGCTGCTTGGGTTTAAATATGTTGATCAGGGACGTCACCTTGTTAAGTTTGACATAATGTGTGCCAATGAATTTCCGAAGGAAACAGAATTAACACAAAAAATTGCGCTTGCGTGGGCATCTCGCGGCAAAGCGGAAACAGCCTCGGTCTTTGCCGGCAGAGTAAGCGCGGTGCGCGGTTTCGCTCGTTTTCTTGCCAGTTGCGGAATAAATGCGTATATCATACCAGATGGCATTGCGCCACAGGTTAAAAGAAAGATAGTCGCATACATTTTTACTGACGATGAATTAAGCGGGATATTTGCGGCGTCAGACAGAATTAATTCTTTCCAATCCGATCCATGGCGAGGGGTTATTGCCCCGGCATATTTGCGATTGATGTACGCTTGTGGGATGCGGCCGCAGGAAATCAGGGCGCTTCTTTGCAACAACGTTGACTTAAAAACAGGTGTCGTAAAGATTGAATCCACAAAATTCAACAAAGAGCGTCTTGTTGTTATGGATGATGCCATGAAGAATATATGCTGCGCTTATGATAAAAAAATGAGTGTGCTATGTCCATCACGGCTGTTGTTTTTCCCCGGCAGAATCCAATCTCCTGACGAAAAGCGTGATGCTTACTTTGCTGCCGCCTTGCTCTCTAAATGCATTCAAATTGCCAAACTGACCGAACTTCGCGAAAAAAAGCCGCGCCCATACGATTTCCGCCATACCTTCGCGACAAAGACGCTGCACCGCTGGATTGGCGAAGAGAAAGACCTGAATTTGTATCTGCCGTATCTTAGCGCATTTATGGGACACAGCGAATATGAGCAGACAGCTTATTACATTCACTTTGTCCCCGAGCACTTCCCCCAAATCGGCACGCCTCTTGAGGAGCGATTTGCGAATCTGCTGCCGGAGGTGATCTCGTGAATATTGCCGATGAAAAACTGTTTGGCACAATTCGTGAGTATTTAACTTTGTATTTACCACGACAGCGATGCCTAAGCGATCACACAATCAAGTCTTACCGTGCCGCAATCAACCAGTTCATCGACTATCTCGGCATGGAACAAAAAGTACCGATTCGTAAAGTATCGTTTTCACATTTTTCGAATCAATATGTTGCCTGTTACGCCGACTGGCTTCGCGATGCTCGCGGTTGCGCGGACAGCTCCATAAACCAGCGAATTTTGGCTCTTCGCGCATTTGCAAAATACTGTGCGACAATGGATGCCGAAAACATGAAGCTTTATGCGGATATCTGCAAAGTTCCTTTTCGCAAAACGCCCAGCAAAATGGTGGAGTTTTTTACAGAAGATGCCTTGCAGACATTGCTTGCGCAGCCCGACATGCGTACTCAAAGCGGCTTGCGAAATGGTTTCTTTATGATACTGATGTATGATACCGGCGCACGTTGTCAGGAAATGCTTGACTTGCGTCTGCGCGATTTTGTAACAGATACGCCATCGCCTTATGTTTACCTGACGGGAAAAGGGGCAAAAACTCGTGCCGTGCCGCTTATGCAGAAAACCCTTGCGCATTACAAAGCGTACGTTAGCCAGTTTCATCCGGAGCCTACTCGCAATCGTGACAATTTGCTGTTCTACACTGTAATTCACGGTCAGCGCAACCCCATGTCTCCTGATACTGTCGCACATTTTCTTCGAAAGATTGGAAGGAGCGCGCATGAGCAAAACCTTAACGTGCCGGAAAACGTTCATCCGCATCAATTCCGGCACACAAGAGCCATCCACTTATACCGAACCGGTGTTCCACTTACGCTTGTAGCGGAAATCCTCGGCCACGCGCAAGTTTCGACGACGCAGGTTTACGCATATGCAGATACCGAAATGAAACGTGAAGCCATCTTAAAAGCAGCGGAAAAATCGTCACTCAGCGTAAACGATGCACCTTGCTGGAAGAACAACGAAGACATGATTCGCAGGCTTTATGGTCTAAAATGAGCGAAATATTATTCCGAACATTAAGGAGATTTTACTATGAACACAGGCTTTTTTGCCGCATTTTCGGAATTATCCGATGTGCGGAATTATGCCGTTTAGTCCGAATTCAGAATAATTTTTACGATGAAAGGACATTAACATGAACGCACTATTAAAAACACAGCCCACAGACTCCCTGACCGATTCGGATCGGAGCGCGACAATCATTTTGGCCGGTCAGGAGTACGAGCTTATCCTGACGACTCTGGCCACAAAAAGCATCGCGAGGCGGTACGGCGGGCTCGACTCGCTTGGCGAGAAACTGGCAAATTCCGAGCATTTTGAGGAAGCTCTCGACGAGATCGTTTGGTTGATCACGCTGCTCGCGAACCAGTCGATTTTGATTTGGAATTTGTGGCACGAGAACGAAAAAAAGCAGCCGCTCACGGAGGAAATGGTGGAGCTGCTGACCACGCCCTTTGATCTGGCCGAGTACAAAAACGCCATCATGGACGCGATGGTCAAGGGCACGGCGCGGAATGTGGTCAGCGAGAGCGATGGCAACGCCGCCGGGGGTGACGGCTCAAAAAACACGACGGGCGGGTAACGGATGAAGAGTCCTTTACCCGCCTGCTCTATTACGGCACCGTCCAAATGAACATGAGCGATGAGCGATTTTGGACGATGCCGCCTGGGTTGTTCCTTGATTTATGGACGTGCCACAAGCAGTGGCTGGGGTTGGAGAAAGCGGCGCGGATGATGAGTATTGATGATGTGGTGCCAATAGCGGCAGTTTAAAAAGCTTGGTGTACAGAAACCTATGCGTACCCTTTCGTGACGCCGTGTTCAACCCAACGCTGATCATCCTGATAATTACCATATTGATATATCTTTCCCGAAAGGCCTTGTTCGTGCCATACATAAAAAACTGGCTCATAGCCCAAAGAGAAAAGTTGCTCGCCAATTTCTTTCAACATCAAGAACATTGGGAGATCGTAAACATTGTCGTCCTCACAAGGATTTCTCCATTTGAGGCATGTGTTTGGTACAACAATCTTCCTATAGCTTTTATCATGTGCAAAAATAGTTGTTCCCTCATCGCAAATTTCTATTTCATCACAATTCTTATTCCTGTCAATCATCAGATGGTTTGGATTAGCACTCAAAATAAACATCTCCTTTCTCACTACTATTATATATTTCAAAACAGAACCTGTCCAGTAAATTTTTTTGTGATCGGAGGTGAACCACCTCTATGTCCAAGTCCGACATAGGCCTACGCCTGGGCCTGGAGGGTGAGCGCGACTTCAAATCCGCCCTACGTGACATCAACCAGAGCTTCAAGGTTTTGGGCAGCGAGATGCAGCTGGTAACCTCGCAATTCGACAAAAATGACCGATCCATCGAGGCCGTCACCGCCCGGAACAAGGTGCTCAATCGCGAGATCGACGAGCAGAAAAACAAAATATCAACATTGCAGGCCGCGCTTCAAAACGCGGCTTCTTCTTTTGGCGAGAACGATACGCGCACTAAAAACTGGCAGATTCAGCTGAACAAAGCCCATGCCGAATTGAACGGCATGGAGCGCGAACTCAAGACAAACGACGCGCTTCTCGCGGATTTCGCGAAACAAAGCAAGGCCGCCGGAGACGCCCAGGAGGACGTCGCGGCAAGTGCGAAACGCGCTCACGCAAGCTTTTCTGATCTTGGCGGACTGCTCCGGGACAACGTTTCCAAGACCGTCGCGGAGGTCAAGGACGGCATCGCCGACACCGCGCGCAAGGTCGTGGACGGCGCGAAGGAGATGGGCGGCTCCATCGTTCAGTTCGCCAAGGACACCGTTACCGGCGAGAACAATGTCAAGGCCTTGGGCGACGCCCTGCGGGAAAAGCTGGAGGCGCGGCTGCGGGGCACGTCCGGCGAGGCAGATGACGCGGCGGATTCCATGGAGGATTTGGGCGGCAGCGTGGAGGACGCCGGAAAAGAGATGGACGACGCGGGCAAGAAAACGTCCGTCTTCGGCGACGTGCTCAAGGCGTCACTCGCCGCCGACGCCATCAAGGCAGGGCTAAAGGCCGTCGCCGACGCGGTGCGGGCCGTGAGCGCGGCGGTCAAGGATTTCGTCGGCGAAAGCATGGAGAAAGCCGGCGCATTCTCCCAAAGTCAGACGCTTCTGACGCAGGTCATGCAGAACACGATGGACGCCAGCGACGAGGAAGTAGCCAGCCTGGTCAAGCTCGCCGAAGCTCAGGAAAAGGTCGGCGTCGTGTCGAAAACGGCGCAGGTCACGGCTCTCGCGGAACTCGCCAGCTTCGTCGAGCGCAAGGACGCGCTGGAGGATATGTTGCCGGTCATGAACGACTACGTGGCCTACCAGTACGGCGCAACGGCCTCGGAGGATCAGGCGCGCAACGTCGCCACCGCGCTGGGCAAGGCGATTCAGGGCAACATCGACGGCCTCGCGAAACAGGGCTTCACTCTTTCCAAAAACGAAAAAGAGTGGTTCAAAACCGCGTCGGAGGCCGAGCGCACCAAGTTCGTGATGGACATGGTTTCGGAGTCCATGGGCGGCGTGAATGAGGCCCTCGCGCAGACCGACGCGGGTAAAATGGCGAATCTTGCCACCGTCATGGACAACACAAAAATCGCTGTAGGCACGATGGCAAACAGTTTCAAGGCGCATATTTTAGGACAGATGCTCCCGTCGATTTCGTCGCTGTCGGACGCGTTTTTGGGCGTTCTGCACGGCGAGGGTTCCGTGGAGGATATGGCCGCCGCGTTCGACGGCGTATTCGACCAAATCGTCAGCATGATCAATGATTTTTTGCCGCTGCTGGTTACCATCGGCAGCCAGCTTATCACGGCGATTGCCGCCGGCCTGTCGAACAATATGGACACGATTGTGGCGGGTGCGCTCAGTGTCATCGATCAGCTCGTCGGCGCAATCGTCGAGCTGCTGCCGGTCATTTTGGATGCGGGAACCAAACTGCTGTTCGGACTTTTGGATGGCATCATCAAGGCGCTGCCGCTGCTTGTCGAGGCCGCCGTGCAGATCGTCGCGGGGCTCGCCGTGGGTCTGGGCGACGCTCTGCCACAGCTCATCCCCGCTGTCGTGGAGGCGGTGACCACCATTGTCAACGGCCTGATCGACAATTTGCCCCTGCTGATGGGCGCGGCGCTGCAGCTGATCCTCGGTCTGGCTGACGGTCTGCTGGCGGCGCTTCCTGAATTGATCGCGGCTCTGCCCGCCATCATAACCGGCGTCGTGGACTTTTTGATCGGGGCGATCCCGGAGTTAATCGACGCCGGATTGCAGCTGCTGACGGCCATCATCGGCGCGCTGCCGGAGATCATCGCCGCCATTGTCGAGGCGCTGCCGCAGATCATCGACGGCGTGGTCGGAGGGCTTCTCGGCGCGCTTCCCCAACTGATCGAAGCGGGCTGGCAGCTATTGATGGGACTGTTGGATGGCATTTTCAAGGCGGTGCCGGAGCTGCTCAAGGGAGTCGGTTCCGTGGTCAAATCGCTGATCAATTCCGTATTGGAGCTTTTTGGCATTCACAGCCCGTCCGCCGTCTTCGCGGACATCGGTAAAAACCTGCTGCAGGGACTCTGGCAAGGCATTGAGAATGTAAAAGATTGGCTGATCGAAAAAATCAAAGGCCTGGGCGGCGCGATCACCGGCGCGATCAAGGCTGTGTTCGGCATCAACAGCCCGTCCGCGGTGTTCCGCGACCAAATCGGCAAGAACCTCGCCCTTGGCCTCGGCGAGGGCTTCGAGGCGGCGATGAAAAACGTGTCGCGTGATATGTACTCCGCCGTCCCCACGGATTTTGAAGCAAA